ATTATGGGGGGGCGACGGCAGACCTGCTCCTGACGGATCCGCCGTACAACGTCAGCCTCGGCACAAGCGGCGGACATCCCGAGAGACCAAGCGAAGCGAAAGCCCGCAAGAGACGGACCGACGGCAAGATCATCGAGAACGACAGCTTCACGAACGAGGCGGGGTTCCAGGAATTTATAAGCAGATTTTCAGCCGCGGCAGACGGAGCCATGAAGCCCGGAGCCGCGTTTTACATCTGGCTCGCGTCGAGCCATATGAACACCGTGATCGCCGGCATCGGAGAGAACGGCTGGCAAGTACGGCAGGAGCTCATCTGGGTGAAAGACCAGATGGTCCTCGGCCGGCAGGACTACCAGTGGATCCACGAGCCGTGTCTGTACGGTTGGAAAGGCGGCGCCGGCCACTACTTCGCGCCGACGCGGCGAGAGTATACCGTCTTCGAGGACCAGATCGACCCGTCGAAGATGAGCAAAGCAGAGATGCGGAAATTTATCGAGGACCTGCTCCAGGAAGACGGAGGGATCCCGAGAAGCATATTACACGAGGAGAGACCGAAGCGCAGCGAGCAGCACCCGACGATGAAGCCGGTGAAGCTCATGGCGCGTCTGATCCGGAACAGCAGCAAAGAGGGCGAGATCGTCCTGGATCCGTTCGGAGGCAGCGGCTCGACGCTGATCGCCTGCGAGCAGATGCACCGGCGCTGCTTCACGATAGAACTCGACAAACAATACGCCCAGAGCATCATCGACAGATGGGAGAGCTTCACCGGCGAGAAGGCGGAGCGGCTCTCCTGACGAGGGAAAAACATGGCAGAACTAATGGGAATCGAATATCTCCGGCACAAACTGGAGGACAAGAGAAGACGCGTCCGTCTCCGCTACGACTTCTATGACATGAAGAAGCACGTCCCGGACTTCGGCATCTCGACGCCGCCGGCCCTTCGCAGCTGGTGCAGCACCCTCGGCTGGTGCGGGAAGGCGGTCGACAGCCTGACGGACCGTCTCGTCTTCCGCGGCTTTAAGGAGGATGTCTTCGACCTTAACGGCATCTACAACCAGAACAGCCCGGACATCCTCTTCCGGTCGGCGATCCAGGGCGCTCTGATCGCGGCCTGCTCCTTCCTGTACATCTACGAGGGGGACGACGGGTTCCCGCGGATCGAGGCGATCGACGGCGGCAACGCCACCGGCATCATCGACCGCGTGACCGGGCTCCTGAAGGAAGGCTACGCCGTCCTGGATCGCGGTGAGTACGGAGAGCCGAAGTTGGAGGCGTACTTCATCCCGGAGCAGACCGTCTACCTGGAGAAGGGGCAGCCGCCGCGCGTGTACAACCACGCGGTCCGGCACCCGCTCCTGGTCCCGGTGATCTACCGGGCGGACGCCACGCGTCCCTTCGGTCACTCCCGGATCTCCCGCGCCTGCATGGATATCGTCAGCTCGGCGGTCCGCACCGTGAAGCGGTCGGAGATCTCCGCGGAGTTCTACTCGTTCCCGCAGAAATGGGTGACGGGCCTCGAAGAAGGCGCGGAAAAGTTCGACAAATGGCAGGCGACGATGGCGAGCCTCCTCGCGTTCACGAAGGACGGCGACGGAGACCGCCCGACGATCGGCCAGTTCCAGCAGGGCGCCATGACGCCGCACCTGGACCAGCTGCGGATGTTTGCCTCGCTCTTCGCGGGCGAGACCGGCCTGACCCTGGACGACCTCGGCTTTCCGTCTGACAACCCGTCGAGCGCCGAAGCGATCCGGAGCCAGCACGAGAACCTCCGGCTCGCGGCAAAACGCGCGCAGCAGGACTTCTCGATCGGCATCCTGAACGCGGGCTTCCTCGCGGCTTGCCTCCGGGACGACTTCCCATACCTCCGGCGACAGCTCTACAGCACGATCCCCTCGTGGGGACCGATCTTCGAGCCGGATGCGACCCAGCTCGCAGGCCTCGGCGACGCGGTCCTGAAGCTCGAGCAGGCGGCTCCGGGCATCTTCACGGAAGAACGGCTCCGCGAGCTGACAGGCATCGGATAAACACCCATGGCGGCGGAGATCGACGTCGCGCCGGAACTCCTCGAGAAGGTGACGACAGCCTTCAGGAAGGGCGTCGACGAAAATAAAACCATACGAGCCGCCGCGGCCAGGATCACCGCAGGCAGAGGGGGCTTTCCCCAGGCGGAGCGCATAGCTCAAGAGATCGGCAAGGAACTGACCGCGGCTTGTGAAAAATACCTCACCGCGGAGAGCCTTCCGAACGGGCGCCTCTACTACAACATCGCGGACCGCGTCATCCGCCCGAACCTCGAAGAGGGCTACATGGACACCCAGATGTTCACGGGTCAGGTCGTCGACCAGGTCAACAGCCGCGCCGGCATCGGCATGAGGGCGGCATACCAGGACATGGACGAGACCCGGATCCAGGGCATCATCGACGCGGTCAGCTCACAGGAGACGATCGAGGAGGCCCTCCGCTACCTGCGGGAGCCGCTCGTGAACCTCTTCCAGTCTGCCGTCACCGGCATGGCGGAGCACAACGCCCGCGTCCAGTACGACAGCGGCATGGCTCCGCAGATCGTCAGGACGGCGGAGGGCGGCGCCTGCAAATGGTGCCAGGACCTCGCCGGCTCCTATGACTACCCGCTGAAAAACAGCGGCGTCATGGAGCGCCACGAGTACTGCCGCTGCACGATCGAGTTCGTCCCCGCGAAAAAGCGTCGGAGCGACGAATGGGTGAAGAACTGGGTCACCGACGAAGAACTCGAGGAGCGCGGCATCTTCGGCCTGTAACGGGCCAAAAAATACCTTGATGGGGCACTTTACAAATGACAGGAGGACGGACAGGTCGGCAGGAGCCGACGATCAGCTTCGTCCTGCCGTACAAAGTCACGGACGGCCAGATCGCCGTCGACCTCTACGACCTGACCGGACGGACGGCCATGGAGTGGCAGGTGGCGATCTGCTACGACCTGCTCGCCAAGAACGACCAGGGCCTCTGGGTGCACACGCGCTTCGGCTACTCCGTCCCGCGGCGGAACGGTAAGGGCGAGATCATCATAATGCGCGAGCTCTACGGCCTGGCCGTCGGCGAGAAGATCCTGCACACGGCACACCTGACCAGCACCTCGCACAGCGCCTGGGAGCGGATGTGCTCGACCCTCGACCTCCTCAAGATCGAGTACTCGAGCATAAAAGCGAAAGGCCAGGAGTACATCAAACTGGACAACGGCGGAGAGATACACTTCCGCACCCGGACGGCGACCGGCGCCCTCGGCGAGGGCTTCGACCTGGTCGTCATCGACGAAGCGCAGGAATACAAGACGGAGCACCAGACGGCGCTGAAGTACGTCGTCACGAGCTCGAAAAACCCGCAGACGATCATGTGCGGGACGCCTCCGACGGCGGTCAGCTCCGGAACCGTCTTCAAAGACTTCCGGGAGCAGGTGCTCTCCGGAGGCGCGGAGAACGCCGGCTGGGCGGAGTGGTCCGTCGACAAGATCGAGGACCCGGAAGACCGGGATCTCTGGTACGAGACGAACCCGTCGCTCGGCATCACCCTGACGGAGAGATCCGTCGCCGATGAGGTCGGCAAGAGCGAGGCGGAGCGGATAGACTTCAGCATCCAGCGCCTCGGCCTCTGGCTCCGGTACTCACAGCAGAGCATCATCTCGGCAGCGGCCTGGAACGCCTGCGAGACCGACAAGCTCCCGGCCTTCACCGGGCGCCTCGCGGTCGGCATCAAGTACGCGAAGGACGGCATGACCGTCAGCGTCGCCGTGGCCGCGAAAACGGCGGAAGACAAGGTCTTCGTCGAGGTCCTGGGCCGTCAGCCCGTCTGGGCCGGCAACGGCTGGATCCTCGACTTTTTGAACCGTCTCGGACGCAGGAACTGCTCCGGCGTATTAGTGGACGGCGCGAACGGGATCGAGGCGCTCCGGAAGGATCTCCGCGAGGCGAAGCTCCCGCAGCCGAACGCGGCGACCGTGAAGGCGATCATCGAAGCAAACCAGGCCTTCGAGACGGCGATCTACAAGAAGACGCTCCTCCACATGGAGCAGCCGTCACTCACCGCGGTCGTCACGAACTGCGACCGGCGGGCGATCGGATCCGCCGGCGGCTTCGGCTGGAAACCGATCAACGACAAGGCAGACATCTCGCTCATGGAGGCGGCCAGCTTAGCGCACTACGGAGCGCAAAACGCCCGCACCGCGAAGCAGACGGTCTCCTTCTAACAACTACATCACACACAGGAAACAGGCGCCGGAAACGGCGCTTTTTTCATACAAAAATCCATACGGCACCGACCGGATCAACGAGGAGGATTTGAACAAATGGCGGAATTTACACCCATCACCACACAGGAAGAATTTGACGCGGCCATCAAAAGCCGCCTGGAGCGTCAGGAGAACACCATCCGGAAGGAGTACTCCGACTACGAGGCGCTGAAGAAGGCGGCAGCCGAACTCGAGGACCTGAAAAAAGGGAACTCGGCGAAAGCGCAGGAAGACGCACAGAAACTCGCCGACCTCAAGAAGGAGCTCGAGCAGGCAAAGGGCGAAGTCAAGGCCTTCCAGGTGAAGGAACTGAAGGCGAGCGTGGCGGCCGAGATCGGCCTTCCCGGCTATCTCATGGAACGGATCAACGGCCAGACCGAGGAGGAGATCCGAACCGACGCAAAAGCGCTTTATGAAGCCTTCAGCGCCGAGAACAGAAAAGGCCTTCCGGGCTTCAATCCGGAAAGACCGAAGGACAACGGAGACGCGGAAGTGAGAGAAATGCTCCGCAGTCTCAATTTCAACGCATAAGGAGTAAATTATGGCAACTGTTACCAAAGGAACCAAATTCCCGGCAAGTCTTGAGCGCGAAATGTATCAGCTTGTGTCT